AGGGAAGCAATACAAGTTTCCTTAGGCAAAATATGGGCAGGAATTAAAAATTCCTTAGTCCGCAAATAGAAAGCTCCACTGAAACTGTTTCCAATCTCAATAGTATATAATGCAGAACGCAATCCTAGAGAAGCGAACTCCTGACTAGAAAAGTTTCCTTTAGTATTATGTTCAACTGGTGTAGTTTCCGTAACCTTCCAAACATTTGCTTCCATATCACGAGCACGGATGTCTTCAATTGATTTGGGTGCTAATTTGCCTTGCATAGTTAAATTTGCTTTTACTGCCTTATAGGTCTGGGCAGCGGCATACATAAAACCAATAGCTCCAAAAAGCATACAAGCTGTCTTGACATGCTGATCACGAAGAGTCTTAAAACATTCAGGCAAGGTTTCACGAGATTTCACAAGAGCATCCATATAGGCTGTCTTCTTAGTTTCTATGATCCCTGCCATTGAAAAAGCATGGTACAGACCAACACCAAGCATGACAGTGACTGCAAAACGGAGTCCGAAAACTCTGTATGCAGATAGTGTAATAAGTGATGTTGTAGCAGCCATCCTATACAGATAATCTTGCACGTCCTGTCCTATCACATCTTGACCATAGGCCAGAATAGTAGATTTGACGTAATCATTGTCCATCCATTGTTCAGGTATATAATTAGTCCACAACGAATACGGTGACTCCTCAAATCGCTTCAAGGAAGTCAACAAAAAGTTAATGGAAAGGTCTTCAACCTTAGTTTCCACAATAGCCTGTTTCTTTCGAATCACATGTTTGTAAGATTCGCCTTGGCGAACAATATGCCCTGCTAAGCGCTCACCAAATTGAGGTGCATACTCCTCAGCATCCTCAAATTCTGAATCACTGTCACTATCATCAGAGAGTTCTGTTACCGAAGCAACTTCTTCCTCTTCAATGTGAACACAAGTACACGTCTCAACACAACGCATACAGTCACTGCACAATTGTACGATTTCAGAAGGTTCCTGGAACGAGTCCACAATGTTAGACTGTTCCCTCTCATGCTTTTGCGCTCTAGCAGCAATATAGTTTACGTACTCAACAATTGAGATATTCTCCTTGATAATCTCATAATGGCTAAAGAAAGCATTATCCTTACCAGTACCAATGGGCTTCTTAATAGTGATGTCCCAAATATCATTAAGTTGGCCAACTTTGCCGAACTTAGCAATCACTTTTCCAGAATCCAAAAGATTATTGGTTTCAAATTCCTTTTTGACCTTAACTTCAACATGTACGTGACAACGCCTAAGGACAGACATTGCGTTGTAACTTGTCAAACCTGCATGAAGTTCTTCAACATTAGTTGTAATAGTCATACAAGAAGGTTCAATAGAAATTTTTCCCTTGTTCGCTAAGTCAGCCATTACAGCATACTCACGAACATTATTAACAATTTTGATAATAGTATCAGATGGGGCAACTTCCCAAAATTCCTTCTTAGTGTTGCCAAGATCATCTAACTTAACTCCAGTGATATATGATCGATAATTAGACATATGTTTGTCTTTATCATTCAAAGTGCACACAAAATCACTAGTGCAAGGCTTGTTCATAGCCTTAAGAGTAGTCACCATTGTGATATCAGCAAGTGTTGACTTACCTACTCCAGATGCTCCATAGATCTTAATAGCCATAGGAGACTTTCGGAGTCCACCACTAACTCTGGTAGCAGTGAACTCTGTATAGATCTTTGAAAGGGATTCCCATTTGTTTTGGATAATCCTCTTCTCAGTTCCATTTGGTGTTGTTTTATATAATCGACCGAACTCTTCGACTAATTCTTTGAGTTCTTTGTCAAATATAGCTTCTGTGGTGTCAGTGAAGCGTTCAAGGTTACCATTCCTTGCATGTTCCCATTGCGCTAATTTAGTGATGTATTGCTCTTCCAGCTGAGCCATCTTAGGTGATGAAAATAACAATGGGGAGATAGAGCCAGACACATAACACATATATCCTCCCTCAGCGAAGAATACAATTGTATCAATGATGGCGTCCATCAAATCTAGAGACGTAGCGTGCTTAGTTTGTGCCTCTATAGCAAAAATCTCAAAATTACCAAGAGAAATAGAGGTGGACTCTACAACTCCAAGTGTTACCAATAATGATAATACACGAGAAATTTGCGCGAATGCTGGATTACCAAGAAGAAGCTTCCAATTATGCAAAGCATTCTTCATTTCGTTCAACCAACGAGGCTTATCGCCAGATGATTGTGGTGTAAAATTGTCAAACAATTTGCTGACAATGGTAGATAGTTGTCCTGTTAATGAAGATTGGTTGTGGGTCTTAGCATATAAAGCAAGGACAGCAAGAAATCCGGATTCGTCAGAAACGCTCGAAAGCGCTAAATACAAAGCACAGAGTCCTTCTATCTTAGAAACGGCTACATCAGTCATAGTTTCGCGTAAATGTTGATGAATATTCGTGATGCTAGCAATACTAAAACCAGCTTGTGGTCTGTATTCGTTTCTAGTTAAATATTGGATTTTAGCCCCAATAGGCAGTTTATCGAAAACTCTTTTCGCGTGGTTTGCGTCCTCTGATTCTGGTGTCAGCAGAGGAACTGTGGTCGATTGGGTAGTCTCTACAGACTTTAAACCTTCGCCAGAAATGGCCTCAATGGAGCTGGCCGATGCTCCACTCTCATTAACGAGAGAATTCATTTCCCATTCTTTCAATGGCGGTTGAGTGTTATTGTCCACACAACCGGCAGTATGCTGTGAAGCACACATAATAATTTAAGGGTTCAGAGACATTTTCATACTGGGTATTCTCTTTGGGCTCCCCTAACCGTTACCCGTTCACTTCTTGTGAACACTATGCTTGCTATTGCAAGTCTTCAGTAATTTATTACTATCAGATTAAAGTTTTATTCTAAAACTTATCACGGAAAATTATTCACTAGTACTGCCGTTCAGTA